ATTACTATTGCAATGTCAGACAGTAATAATTACAAGGTTACGTTAGCGCATAACGCTACCTTTAATAATCCTACCAGTATTACGGCAGGGCAAACAGGTGCTATCTTTATTACGCAAGACGGTACTGGATCACGAACAGCCTCTTGGGGTTCTTACTGGGACTTTACTGGAGGCACTGCACCTACGTTATCTACGACAGCGGGAGCGGTAGATCGTATTGATTACGTAGTTCTTGACAGCACTAACATTCAAGCAGTAGCAACCTTAGACTATTCATGAGCGGATTAACTGGTAACAACATACTTGGTGGAGCATCTGCTCAAACTGGTGCGTATGACATAGCAAACTCATTGATGTTTGACCAAAATGATACCCCAAAACTAGATCGAACTCCTTCCAGTACGGGTGACCGTAAGACTTGGACTTGGAGCGCTTGGTTAAAGCGTTCATCTTTAGATGATCCGAATGACTGGTTTTTTAGTAGCGCCGACTCAAGTGAAAGACAATCGATCGCTTTCTATAACGATCAATTTTATTTTGAGCATACAAACTCTTCTGGCTCAGGTTTTTTATTAAGCAATCGTTATTTTAGGGATGTAAGCGCTTGGTATCATATTGTTGTGGTGTGGGATACAACGCAAGCAACAGACTCTGATAGAGTAAAAATTTATATAAATGGAGAGCAACTTGCTGGCTTTACTGGTGGCGCAGGCGGTACTGGTGGATATCCAACTCTAAATCAACAAGGAGAAATTAACAATACTTCTGGAGTGTATATTGGAAACCTAGTTTCTTATTCGGGTTATAATTATGATGGGTATATGTCCGAAGTAAACTTTGTAGACGGACAGGCGCTAACTCCATCAGATTTTGCCAAAACAAATTTAAGCACAAATCAATGGGTTGCTAAAAAATATGTAGGGTCATACGGTACTAATGGTTTTTATTTAAACTTTGATGACTCTTCTTCTATAGGTAATGATTCTAGTGGTAATGGTAATAATTTTGCTACCACTAATCTGGTTGCCGCTGATGTAAAAACTGATACGCCAACAAATAACTTTGCTACATTAAACTCAGTATCGCCCAAAAAAAATGAAGATGGAACTTCATACACTCCTACTTATCGTAACGGCAATTTAATGTCAACTAATCCTCCTATGTCTGGAGAATCTAGTTTTCCTATTCCTAAAACTGGGAAATGGTATGCAGAATTTTATATAACAGGCACAAGTGGAAGTCTGGCCGCAGGAATAAGAAACCTTGAGGGGCTTTACTCTCCATCTAGAACAAGTGATTTTGCTTCTTATAGAATTTACGCATATACCCCCAATACCGCTTTTGTGGGGGGTAAAGATATTAATAATGTTGATACCCAACTAGTAAACCTTTCTTCTTATTATAATGGAGGAGGCCCATACGAAATTCAATACGCTTATGATGCTGATAATGGAATTTTAAAATATTTTGTTAGTGGCGTTCTTGTTGCCACAGAAAGTTCTGTAGACACTTCGCATCAGTATGCTTTTTTTATGAGTAGCACTTGGAATACTGCGGGAGGTACTTGGTGCGTAAACTTTGGTCAAGACTCTACTATGCATGGAAATGTTACTGGTGGATCGTATACAGATGCCAATGGTTATGGTCAGTTTAAATATGCACCACCCGCAGATCATTTAGCATTATGCACTGCTAATATTCCTGACCCCGCAATTGCTTTGCCTAAAGAACATTTTGATACAACTCTTGTAAGTGGTAATGGCTCTAACAGATCAATAACAGGATTAAATTTCCAACCTGATTTTCTCTGGGGCAAGTCTAGGACAAACACGCTTAATTATTATTTGACCGATTCTGTTCGTGGGGTAAATAGTCAGTTGTATTCTGACACCTCTGGATCGCAAGGCTCTGAGTCTGTAATTTATACAGCGTTTAACTCTGACGGATTTTCGCTTGGCACAGGCGATATGAATACGTCAGGACAAAACTACGTTAATTGGGCTTGGAAAGCGGGAGGCACAGCAGTCTCTAACGGTGACGGCTCTGTTACAAGTTCAGTAAGCGCCAATCCTTCGGCGGGATTTAGTGCTGTTACTTGGACGAATAATAATGTAACAGTAGGTCATGGCTTAAGTAAAGCGCCAGAGTTAATCATAATGAAAAATAGAGAAGCGGCGGCTTCATGGCTTGTTTATAGCGAACCTGTTGGCAATGCACATACTTTGTTTTTAAACACTACTGATCAACAAGATGCAGGGTCTGGTTATTTTAATTCGACATCACCTACGGCTTCAGTATTTTCGGTAGGAACTACAGGTGGAACATTAACGGATGATTTTGTAGCCTACTGCTTCCATTCAGTAGAAAATTACAGCATGGTAGGTCTTTATAGAGGCAATGGGGATGCAAATGGAATTTATGTTTACACAGGGTTTAAACCTCAGTGGTTAATGGTAAAACAAATAAATTCTACCAGAGACTGGATTATGTACGATAATAAACGATCTGAATTTAATGTAATGGACGATTACTTGCATCCAAATTTAAACAACGCAGGGACTACTTCTGGTGGGGTCAATGTAGATTTTTTATCAAATGGATTTAAGTGGCGCAGTGCAAACACCGCCATAAATGTCGCATCAGGTAATTATATTTATTTAGCCTTTGCCGAATCACCATTCAAATATTCTAACGGGAGATAACAATGTGGTATAAAGAAACAGTAGGGATTATCAATACCCCACGACCTATAAACATAGATGATATACAGCATCCCGCTAATATATTTACGCTATGGAGTAAAGAAGAATTAAAATCTTTAGGCATATATCCTGCTAGAGTTGAGAGTATTGATAGCCAGTATTACACTGCGGGATTACAAACATCTGAAATAGTTGATGGGGAATATGTAATTTCTTATGAGGCTGTTGAGAGAGATGTTGAAGAATTAAAAAGTAATCTTATTAAAAGCATCAAAGAAAATACAGGCAATTTGCTTGCTCCTTCTGACTGGATGATCATAAGATCGATTGACGAAGGAAAGGATGTACCTTCTGAATGGACAACATATAGAAATGATGTGAGGGCTTATGGCAACACTCTTGAAAAAGGGGTGGAAGCATTTGCATCTTTAGATGCGGTTCGTAATTTCCAACATTATGAAGTCCAAGAAGAAAAATATATTCCAGTTGTAAGTGATGGGGTTCAAACTGCGGGATCAGAAACTGAAATAGTTACTGTAGTAGTTGATAAAACGTATTGGGGTTGGCCTACATCACCAGATGCAGAGGTTGATGAATATCACGTTAGGTACATATAATGGCATTAGAAAGCGCAAGTTTTATTAGCGGGTTGGTAGACACTAACCCCACAGGTACAGATGCAATTAGTCAGGGTGACGATCACCTTAGACTAATTAAATCTGTTCTACAGGGTACACTGCCTAACGCATATGAAGCCATCAACGGTATTCATACAGGAGCAACAGCCCCCACATCTACATCAGCAGGACAACTCTGGTTTGATACATCTACTGATTTAGTTAAGGTTAGGAATACTGCTAACTCTGATTGGGAGGTTGTGTCTGCTGTAGCAAACAGTGTCACGCTTTTAAACAGACAGTTTTACACAGGTACTAGCGCATCAAATGTTAGAGCGTCTACACCTACCTTGACCGATATGTCTATATCTTATACAAAGCAGAACGCCTCATCTAAACTTGCTGTAACTTGGAGATGTGATTGTGAAGTTGCTTCCAGTTTTGGAACGCCTAGCCCAAGCGAAGGAAACTTGGTATCTTTGTATGTTGATGCCGCCGCAACAGGTGTAACTCCTTCTGGGGCAATCCTTATGCAATACTTTGATGATGATTTAGCCGCAGGTGGTCATGCAGGTGGAACAAGTGCTATGCGTGGAATGGGTAGCCATACTTGGGAAATTACAGGGCTTGCCGCAGGAGCAAGAACAATAGCAATATACGGGCAAAACCAATATCCTCTTGATGGTTGGGCAGCGTATGCACAGTATGAATTTATTGTAGAGGAATGGCTATGATTTTATCAGCAGGATTTATTAGTGATTGTCTTATTCAATTAACACCTAATAATGGGTTTATGATAAACTCCAAGGAATTTGAATTTTCTGAGGACAACTATGATAAGCACGTTATCTATAACAACCCACCTGACAAACCTGCTTATAATAGAGTTTTAGGATATGTTCCAGATACTCAGTGGGTAAGTGTAAGGGTCGAGCAAAAATATAAACTAGAAGATTGTGATTGGACTGTACTACCTGATGTACCTATGGAAGAAAGTTTAAGAGATCAATGGAAAGTTTATAGACAAGAGTTAAGAGATATTACAAAGCAGTCTGATCCTTTTAATATTACATGGCCCACGCCACCAGAATAAATGCCATTAATACCTTTTGACAACGTAGGCTCCGTAGGAATAATAAAGGATATACCTCCTTATAATCTTCCACAAGGTGCATGGTCTGATGGAAACAATGTAAGATTCCTTGATAACGGCGTAAAGAAAGTCGCAGGTTACAAGGAAGTGATGGCTACTTGTCCGTTTGCTCCTTACTACATTCATCCATACTTGACAGCATCAGGGCTTTACTACTGGATAGCCTATGGTGCTACAGACATCGCAGTGTTTACTGGCACTGTATGGGTTGATGTTACAAAACAAAGCACATTAACTTTAAACGGTGCTGTACTGGCAAGTGCGTCTAGCATTACTGTAGATACAGGAACAGCATTAACTGCTTTGTCTGCTACTGGCACACTAAGGCTAGGCATAGATACTGGAACGGCTAACAAATATGAGGAGTTAACTTACAGCGCTAGAGACACATCAACTGGAGTTATTACCCTTACAGGTACAACAACATATGCTCATCCAGATGACTCTGTAGTTTATCCTTCTGGATCAACCGCAACATTAGATAGTGATTACAATGCTAATACATCTAGCCGTAGATGGACTGCTACTAACCTTAATGGTCTGGTAGTTTCTACTAATGGATTTGATGAACCACAAATGTGGCCTTTAAACGCAGGTATACCTAGCACTGCTACTCCATTTAGAAATTTGCAGAACTGGCCTAGCGGTAATTCATGCAAGTCTATTAGATCATTTAGAACATTCCTTGTAGGTCTTAATTGGAACAGGAATAATCCAGAACCACGATTAGTTAAATGGTCTACTGAAGCCGCTTATGGTGCGGCTCCTTCTACATGGGATGAGACTGACGCTACTTTAGATGCGGGTGAGTATGAGTTATCTGATACGCCCGGAGACATCGTAGACGGCCTACCGCTAGGTGACTCATTTTTAATCTATAAAGAAGATTCTATTTACATTATGAACTATGTAGGAACTCCCTACATATTTTCGTTTAAACTTCTTAGCCCTACTGTGGGTGCATTGTCTAAAGAATCTATTAAAGAGTTTGATGGCGGTCATTTCTTTATTGGTAATAGTGATTGCTACATATGCAATGGTCAGACTGTAACACCATTGCTTCCTAACAAAGTACGCAGATCAATGTTTGAAGACTTGTCTGGCGACAATTATCAAAAGTGTTTTGTTGCGGCAGATTATGTTCGTAATGAAATGCTTGCTTGTTTTCCTAGTTCTGGAAGTGACGTAGTAGACAAAGCCCTTATATGGAATTGGAAGGACAACACTTTTTCATTTAGAGATTTACCAGATACGTCTTACATACATGATGGCATTATAGATATAACTACTGGCGCTACATGGGATGCCAGTACAGAAGACTGGGATTTAGGAACAGGTGCATGGGGTGAAAGAAACTATGACAATGTTAAAAAGAACCTAGTATTCTGTGATGTAACTAATACTAAAATATTTCGTGATAGTTTCGGTAACACTAAAGACGGAACAAACATGACATCTTTTGTAGAACGCACAGGTCTTGATTTAAATGATCCACAGTCTGTTAAGTTTGTATCTGCTGTATATCCTCAGATTGAGGTTAGTGGTGACAATACTGTTAATGTTTACATTGGTAAACAAATAAGTACAGAGCAAGGTATTACTTGGGAAGGCCCAGTAGCGTTTAATCCTAACAGTCAATCTAAAGTGTCATGTCGCGTAAGCGGTAAATACTTTGGTATTAAAGTAGAGTCTACTACTGACATAGATTGGAAACTACATGGTGTAGCATTTGAGGTACAGCAACGTGGACTTAGAGGTTTAAGAAGTTATGGCTAATGCTCCAGTTAAAAATATTAAATCAGTTAACAGATGGACACCTAACCCTGCTCCAGTAAACAATGAAAATTTATCTGATTACTTGTTTAGTGAATTAAATAGATTGTCAGATATTATATTTAATTTAGATTTAATGCGACTAGAGCAAACTAACAAAGACCCTGAAAATACTACAATAGCAAACGATAGGGGTAAACCTAGAGATGGTGATATAAGATATGCGGATGGTACGAATTGGAATCCCGGTAGCGGTATTGGCATTTATGCTTACATTGGGGGCGCTTGGACTAAACTCTAATCTATATGCAGACTACAAGTCTACATTCCTAATAGAAAGAGACAAGTACAGTACATTAAACTGGCTGTCAGATGAGACAAGCAATCACTGGCGTGACGTAGTTATAGAAAAGTTAAACGCTAACGGCGATACACACGTTGATGTAATGGCTAGAAGTTATGACTCTTCGTTTAGAGAGGTAAGTAGTGTTAATAGAGTTGCTTGGCGTGATCGTCTTACTAGGTTGCGTAATAAAAATCTGGCTCCTGTAATGTGGCTTATATCTGATGACAGTCCACAAGCCTACAAGCAGGGACTACAGAATCAGATAGACTACCAGAATCAAGTAGTAGATGCAGTAGATGATCTTGTTAGCCATTACGTTGTATGCCTTGAGTGCGATGAGTATTACTCAGCACAAGAAGTAAACGTACTAATACAGAACCTTAGAAACAAAGGTGTTAACAAACCTATTGGTGTACACCTAACCCCCGGAGTCAAACCTGAATACTATGCTCAAGCAGACGTTATCTATTTGCAAACTGGTTTTAACCTGAGTGAGTCACAGTTCAGAAAAAGTATCGAAGAAACACTTAGGCTTGGTAAGCCAGTTGTCGTATCTGAGTACCACCTCAACGGAACAAGCGCATTGGCAAAGAGGTATGGAGACATTGCTTGCTCGTACAAGGGAGTTGTGGGAACTGGAAACGGCAGAGGATCAGCAACCTGCGAAACAATGCAGTGGGATCAAGGACAAACAACCAAGTCCGAATGGGACAGATGGGAAGACTTCGTAAAGAAAAACGATGATGAGTTATATATATTTGCTTTAGCACTGGTTACTGTTAGTGCGGCTAACTTAATTAACCTACCATTTATGGCTACGTTTAACTACGCTACAGAAAACTATTACGAGTTAATGATGGTTAGACCTGTTACAGAAACTATAGATACTGGTGTAACAATTCGTAATGACGGCAAGGTAATGGTATTCGGAAACTGGAGATTTAAGTGAAGGCAGGTGTTGTTGGTATAGATTATATACCTAAATTATGGGATCGTATTGAACCAATGCTAGAAAAAGTTGTTAAACATAGCGAGGGTGAATTAACTACAGATCATTATCTTGACTATTTAATGGATGATGAAATGCAATTATGGGTGGCAATAGAAGATAATAATATTGTAATGTGCATGGTTACTCAATTTATTAATTACCCAACTAAAAAAATATTAAGAGTTTTATCTATCTCTGGAGAAAGGTTTAAAGAACTGCATGGCAGGTTTAATGGGATGATAGAAGAATTTGCACTTGAAAATAACTGTTCCGCTCTTGAGTTATGGGGTAGAAAAGGATGGAAAAAAATGTTAACAGATTGGAATGATTCATATATTGTCTATACTAAAGACTTAAAAGAGAGGATGCACTAATGAGCGGAGGAATACTAGGCAATAAAAAAATGTCGCCAGAACAAAGGGGCCAAATTGATTCTGCAAATGCAATGAAACCTACTAACTTTACTACACCTCATGGTAGTCAAAATGTAGATAATCCAAACTATGCTGATTACGTTAGGCAAAATCCTGACTTAATGGCTAATTATAATTTGCATTGGAAAAAGGGTGCCGAAAAACCTTTTTCTCAAAACAATGAAGGTATATCTCTTGCAGAGTTTGGCGCTATGCACTGGAATAAATCGGGAAGAGCCGAAGGTAGATCAATGCCCGGAGTAAGTTCTTCAAGGCCCGAAGAAGAATCAGGTGGTAGTGGATCATCTGGATACAGTGGTAGCGGTTGGGGAACTCAATTAACAGGCAACATATACCATCCTCAATTAGTACAGGAATACTCAAGACCTGATATGGTTCCAGTAGAGGGTTTGCTAGACCCAAGAAATCCTTTAAGTTATATTGGTGACGGCGCATTATATCAGCCCGGAACTGTACAATCTGCCGCATTTGCTCCAGATGGAATAGTAGGTTATCAGCCACCAGAATTAAGTGTCGGCATGCCTAGAATGGTATCAAATCCCTATGGATCATTGGAACTTCCAGAAGGGTGGGAAGAATTATTATCTGGTTTTGAGGAAGAGGAAGAAGAGGTCGAATCACCATCAGTAGAAGAAACTAATTAAAAGAGGAATGTAAAATGGGCGCAGGATCAACACAAGTTTCAACATCGAGTACGGCTCCTTGGAAGGGACAGCAAAAATATCTTTTAAAAGGATTTGATAAAGCGGAAAGTGTATTCAATACTATCCCAGAATATTATCCCGGAGAAACCGTTGCGGGGTTTGACCCAATGCAATCTCGCGCTCAAGATATGGCTTCTGATTATCTACAAGGGCCAAGAACGCAAGCGCAACAGAACTACGCTGAAGGTGCATTACTGCGAGGGTTATCAGGACAGACAGGATTTAGCCCAACTCAGACCTCTGATTTACTGGCGGGTAATGTACGCACAGGAGCGGGTACACCTTATGCGGCAATGGCTGACGCATTATCTGGTGACGTTGTTGATAAATTGCAGGGTAGTATATTGCCCGGAATTAGACAGCAACAGGTTCAGTATCAGCCCGGAGGTTCTAGCAGAGCGGCATTGCAACAGAACAAGGCTGTGACTGGAGCGGTTAAGCAAGGACTAACAACTCCTCTTGCAAATATGTACAGCAACGCTTACCAAACAGCACAAAACATGAGACTTCCTGCGGCACAGCAAGCAATCAATATGCAGAGTAGCGCAATGGGTCAGTACCCATCTATCATGTCTGCCCCTCTTAATATGTATGGTGCGCTTGGAGACATTGGAGCGCAACGTAGAGCGTTAACTCAGCAAACTATGGACGCTGATATGGCTAGGTATCAGTATCAAGCCACAGCACCACAGCAGGCTCTTGCTAACTACATTGCCGCTATACAGGGTAATTACGGTGGAGAGACTGTGCAAACAAGTCCCGGACCTTCTGGTATGGATCAACTTGGTCAGGCTGTTGGTATTGCGGGTAGTGTTGCGGCATTAGCAGGTTCAGATATAAGAATAAAAGAAAACATTGTACCTGAAGGTAGTAAATGGAAAGGTCTTAATGTTTATCATTATAATTATATTGGAGATGATATTCCACGACGAGGTGTTATGGCACAGGATGTAGAGGTTATATATCCAGACGCAGTGCATAACATTGATGGAATTAAATACGTCAACTACGGAGCAATCTAATGGGAGCGGGAATGAAACCCACTGATGTAGGCACTGGCGTAGGGATTAGACCAACTCAGGCTATGACTGGAATGGCTAAAGCAGGAACTGCTGTAAGCGGTGTGCAAACTGGCGCCCCGTTGATGGCGCTTCAAAATTCTCCTTTAGGAGAGCAGAATTTTCCTCATAACCCTCATCGAAGTCGTACAGGAGTTTTGGGAGGGGTTCATAAATCTGGATATCACCCTTCTTGGGAAAGTGGTTATGGTATAACCTCTAGTAGTGTTACAGAAGATGGTACATTTAACGGAAAATTTTTAGATGCTGAAGGTCGAATGAATAGAAGTGGATACAAACCTGCGGAAACTTATACCTCCGCAGAATTAACAGAGTTACAAGCAGAGTTTGATAGGCAGGAAAAATTACGGTTAGCACAACAACAACAATTTGCAGAACTTGCACAAGGCTCTGGTCAACGTGCTACAGCACCAAGTGCCAATAGAGTAGGTGGTGGAGGTGGAGGTCAAATGACCCCATTAAATCCTGCGGCAATACCCAAGAGAGATGACGATATTTTAACTGCCCCTTTCCTTGGTAGATGGAGAAACAGATGAGTGAATTAGATTTAAGTTCTTTTGATACATTTGATACGCAACAAATGAGGGCTGATTTATCAGCACCTCAACCAGTAAGTCAAGCGGTTTTAGATGCCAGAAAGAAAACAGCATCAATGGTCAAACAGTACAATGCTATGAATCTTTTTATGGGTGCTATGGGAAAAAGAACTTCAGCACCTATGTCTATGCCTACATATGATGATAGCACAGGATCGTCAACAGAATCAATGAAGCAGGTTAACAACGCTGTTAACACTGAGTTAATACAATCCCTATCTAAACTACAAGAACAACTTGGAAGACCTTTAACAAGAGATGAGATTCCTTCTATTATTAAAGCCTTTAACATGGGGCCATCACAGTTAAAAACTGTTGATGATATGTTTCCATACATAGGTCTTACTAGAGAACAACAGTCAAACCTAGAAAAAGAAAAAAGCGATCTAAGTGTAGCAGGAGCGGTTGATGACACAATACAAACTCATCGCTCTTTAATTTCTGATGCTAATCCAGAAGTTATTGGAAACAGAATAGAAGAAGCGGTTTATGATATATACAATAATGAATCCCTTAACCCTGCTGAAAAACAAGCGGCGGTTGATAAAGTTTATGATGAATTTGAAGAGATGTATAATCTGGATAAATCTGTTAGAGGTGAATTAAGACAGCAAAAATCAGATCAACGCGCTATGGTTGACAAAGCAATGGAGTCTGGTCAGAACATTACTATAAATCAACTTACTGAAAAAGCAATTGACCGATTAAATGCAGGAGAGCCTTGGGAGCAGGTTAATCGAGACTTGATAGATCAGGCTCAAGGATTCTTAAAAAATAAAGATATCATGGCATCTTTTGTGTCAAGAATGAAAGCGTTAAAACCAGAAGATAAAAGAACAGCGGCTCGTAAAAGTTTTGAAGAAGCGCAAGGTATGCTGTCTTCTTCGGAAGATAGAATTTATAATGTTGATAGTGTTATTGCAATGGAGATGGAGAAAGCAAGTCAGAATCCTTTAATGTACCAATTTACTGGCCCACAAAACGAGGCTATGGCAATTGAAAAAACATTTTATAATCTTAAACTTGCAGACCCAGACGCAATAGATGAAGATCAGTTTAGATCAATGTTTAATGATTTTAAATTGGGGATTCAAAACCTTACTCAAGAAGAGCAAAAAATACAAATTCAAGAAGTAATGTCTAGAGCATCCAAGCAATTGCAACTTCCAGAAAGGCTCTTGTATTACATTGTATATGGCAGAAAAGGATATACAGAATTAGTTAAAGATGGAAAATATTAATGACTGATTACAGTAGTATTTTTAATCCAGTAGGCACTATAAAAAAAGTTGTAGAACTTGCAGATGAAGAATCTGGAGGAATGTATAGCGACATCTTTAAAAAAGGTGCGGGTATGGCTATGCAAGGAGGAAAAGTTGTTGGGTCAGAACTAAGCAGTCTTATTGCCCCTCTCGATAAAGGTAGAGGTGCTGTTTCTGGTGCTAGGGTAGAGGCTTTTAGAGAACCCTCTGTAACTGATGAAAGGTCTTTTAACGAAAGAATTGTTGATGCCGCTAGAGAAGGTTTTGATAACCCGCAATTTCCTAAAGTTCCTATTCCAGAAAGGTTTGAAGGTACTGCTATTGGTAAGGTGGGTGAAGTCGGTGGCGGTTTTGCGGCAAGCGTTTTGGAAGACCCTTGGACTTACACTCCGGGCGCTGTAGTATCTATTCCATTTAGAGTAGGTGCGGCTCTTTTACAAGCCATAGGTAAAACTAAACCAGTACAGGCTATATTAGAATCTGCTCCTGTTAGAAATGTTCTTGAGTCGTTAAATATATATACTGGCGATGCCGCAAAAGCAAAAGAAATTATTGACAGTGTGCGTCTTGAAAGCAGGGGTCAAGAAATTTTATCTCGAAGAGATATGGTTGGATACAATCAAGAGATGCAACAAATAGCAGACAATGCGGGAATTGAAGTTTCAGAATTAAAGGCAGGAATACTTCAGGCGGCAGAAGCAAATGACTTTACAAAAGTAAAAGAGATTAGCCAAGAGGCTGTTAAGTTTGCGGGTGATGAAAGAAAATTTTACGAACAAATTCTTGACGCAGAAACATTAGCAGACACCCCAACAAAAGACATTATGCGAAGGTCGGAAGAACTTGGCATTGAGGGTTACGTTCCTCATGTTCGCAATGATACCTTTACCGCTAAAGTAAAACGATTATTGTCTGGCTCAATGGGCGCTCAAAAGCAAAGGGGTATTGCAGGAACTATAGAAGAAATTAACGCCCAAAAAGGGATTACATTTTTTATGGATGACCCTGCCACACTTAGAACCATGAGATTAAGATGGCACAATCAAATGATGGCGGCTGATAGAGCAATGACTAGAGCGTCATCAGAATTTGGTACTGCTATAGGAAGTAACAAAGGCGGTAAAAGGTTAGATACAAATGGCGATCCAATACCAGATGATTGGGTTACCCTAAAGAACTACGCTTACCCACCGCAAATAGGTAGAGTTTTAAATCAACAATACCAACTTTTAAAGTCTCCCGCAAAAGCAAACGAAGCAATTAAAATGTATGATGAAGTTCAGAACTGGTGGAAAAAATATTCACTAGCATCAAGACCTGCGTGGCACTCAAGAAATGCTATAGGAAACTTTTGGAATAATTATTTTATTGGTGGTGTTAAAAATCCAATTGTATATGGTGAAGCGGCGGCTGTTCAAAAAGCAATGCAAACCGAAAAAGGTTCTGTTGTTGAAAGACTTGATAGGCTTACTGGAACTAACCCAGATAAAAACTTTAAAGTCAGCGGAACCAACATGACTAGAGAAGAAATATTTAATGAAGCAATTAAGCGTGGCGTTTACGAGTCTGGTTTGTATGGTCAAGATTTGGGGCAAGCCGCTGTTACATCATCTAACATTCCTTTTACTACAGAATGGAAAGGTATTAATAAAGCATTTGCCGCAGGTAAAGCAGTAGAGAATAATGCTAGATTAGCCCTGTTTATAGATCAAATAAAAAAAGGGAATTCATTAGATGAATCAGGAAAAATGGTACGCAAAACATTATTTGATTACAGTGATCTTTCTGAATTTGAAAAATCGTATGCTAAAAGAATTTTGCCATTCTATACTTGGTCGCGTAAAAATATTCCCGCTCAGTTTGAGGCTGTGCTAAAACATCCAGATCGCGCTCAAAAATTAAATCTTTTAATTGGCAATATGCAAAGCGGTGTTCAAAAAATTGATGAAAATGATGTAGAGAGTTGGGCTAAAAATCAGTTCCCTATATTCTTAAACAATAAGGATAGTGAAAACTATTATACTTTTGTTACTGCTATGTCTTACCTTCCCACTGCCGAACTTGAAAGAGTATTTCAAACAGGGGAATACAAAGGGATGATTAGCGATATGTTATCTCCAGTTTTAAAAGTTCCTTTTGAACTCTTTATGAATCAAAACTATTTTAGAGATGATGTTATTGATTACTCTCAAAAAGGTGTTGCGCTACCACTAAGCAAGGGAGAAAGCGGGGAAGGTGCGTTTCCGTTTAGAGCAGACACAACAAAAGGTTCTGAAGAGTTTTTAGGTGTTAGAGTTACACCAAAGGAAAAGCATATTCTTTCATCTATTGTTTTGCTTAGTGAGGTTGATAGACTAAATCCTTTTAATGTATTTGGAGACACCTCAAGTCGTGAAGAAGATGACAGAAAATCTTGGGCAGGTGTTCCCAGAGATGGTCAAGATATGCCAGAAAGCGCGAGATGGATTAGAGCCATGATTGGTGCGCGTGTCTACAAAAGAGAAAAAGGTTCGGCAGAAAGGAGTGAAGTATTTGATATGATAAGCACAATGAAAGACCTTGAAAGAAAAATTACCAGTTCAAAAGCCGCAAGAAATCCAGAACTAATGGAACATCTTCGTTTGGTATTAGAAAATACCCTTGAGGGTTATTAATGAAAATATTAAATGCTTTTATTATTTCCGTTATTGCATACTGTGTACTGGTTGCTATTCTTATGACACCTGTACTGGTTAAAGCGCAAGATCAAATGCCTGAAGGCATGTACGAGAAACAAATCAAGATGAACCTTGGATGTACTGAAGGATTCATGGCTATGGTAGATATACTTCATGACAACTATCAAGAAGTGCCAGTAGTTATGAGCCATCTAGATATGACTACTACTTTTGTTTTGTTTGTTAACGAAAGTAAAACTACATCTACATTAGTTATTACTAAGAACTTAAAGGATAAGGAAGAGGCTTGCATTGTGTGGGCAGGACAATCTAACGGTACATCTTTAAGTATTAATCCTAATCCTATATTTCCAGTGGAGACATAATGACAATACCACCATACTTAATTAGTGCTATTATATTTTTGATAGTCCAAACAACTACAGCAGTGTGGTGGGCTAGTAGTATATCAAGCGATGTTGCAATGCTTAAACGTGACAGAGATGACATGGCTATGATTATAGATAACTTAGATGTTTTATCTTATAGATTAGAAACGCTAGAGAAAATGTTACAACGAGTGCTAGGCCCAGAGGCTAGATAATGGCGACAAAAAAAGACCCAAGGCTTGCAAGAGTAGGAGTATCTGGATTTAATAAACCTAAACGTACACCTAGCCACGCTACTAAGTCACACGTTGTGGTTGCAAAAGGAAGCGGTTGTGAAAATGGTAAGGTAATAAGGTTTGGTCAACAAGGTGTATCTGGGGCAGGAAAAAATCCATCAAGCGCAAAAGAAAAAGCGCGTAGAAAATCATTCAAAGCCAGACACGCTAAGAATATTTCTAAGGGAGTTTGTTCTGCGGCATACTGGGCTAACAAAGTTAAATGGTAATGATATGAAAGTTAAAGCGCCAAAAGGATTTCATTGGATGAAAAGTGGTAGCAGTTATACCTTGATGAAAAATCCATCAGCAGGTTACAAACCTCACAAGGGAGCCTCTGAGTCTGCAAATTTTAAAGTACAGAAAACTCACAAAAAATAAGGAGAAAGTTATGGCATATGCTTATACACCTAAAGGAATGTCTGAAGCAGAAAAAGCAAGAAAGAAAAAGAGAGCCGCATCTTTAAAAAAATCTGCCGCTAGTAAAGCAAGAAGTAAAAAAATGGATAATAGAAATAAGTGAAACATCTTAAGGAAAACGATGAAACGTATTTGCAACACCTACGAAAAGCAATGTCTATATCTGGCCTTATGTTGGCTGGGAGTGCTACTGCTTTCGTTCACAGCATTGTACCATTTGTGGCAGTGAATACAACCAGTAAGATATGCAGTAAGGTTAGGGATAAACTAGAACATAGGAGGTGTGTATGTGGGAAAACTTAATAAAAACTTGGAACGCATTAGACAGTCGGATCAAAATAGTAATCGTAATCGTAGGGGCATTGGCTATTATGTCCGCAATTTGGGGATCGCCTGCGCCATCTGTGCCAGTACAGTAGGTTGTCAGAGTCTAAAAGAATCGACAGTAGTAGCAACAGGGTCAGCAATAGGTGCGGGTGTTGGGACTGTGATCAGTGGGGGTGTCGGTGCACCGATACTGGGAGCCATGACGGGTGCCTTTGTGACCGATGTAGCGACAGAGGTTTTGACAACAAACCAAGAGCCTCAGACTATTATCAAGGCGCCTGATAATTTCTTTACATTACTACATAAAATAGTGGAGATAGGTGGATGGACTTTAATGTTAATCTTCGTAGTACCGATGGCTCTAGGGTGGATACTACCAAGCCCAACGAAACTGAACAGAAAGAATTAGTAATAGTAGAGTGGCGTGACATTATAGCAACATCAGGGTGGGAGCAAGAACCAACTTGCCCCACCTTTTTTAATGTTGGTTGGTTAGTCAGGGAGGATAAGGATGTTATTGTTATAGCAACTACCAAAGACCTTGATGACTTTACAGGAGAGTCATCTGATCCTCCTCCTGTTTACTATGGGTTTCATTCTTTTCCTCGTGGAGCCGTTGTTTCTGTTCGGCCTGTTTCATCTTAGCGTAAGCATCTAGGTTCATACCTTCTTTACGCAAGAACACTTGCTCCCAAGTTCTCCATTTGTTATCACTGCACTGCACTGTTTCGTGTTGGTGAACCCAACACCATCTGGCAAAGTAATACCTTCTATCCTCTGCCCATTTTTCTTCTTGCTCTTTAGATGGGTTTAACATTCTTAGGGTACGGTGAAACTTTATATCTTAATGCTTGCCTTGCTAACTTCTTAAATCTTTTGTCGCCAACAAAATGTACATAGCGATGCTTGATTGATCTAAGCCTGTATCCAACATCATCACCATGCTCTTCTTCCATTTGCTTGTAGGTCTTACCCCTAAATGTAGTGTGGTGTAGGTGCGGTCTTGACTTTAAATATATTTCTTTTATAGGTTTTGTTTGACCAGTATAGGTAAAGTTAGTTGCTTGATAGACTATGCCTAAGTGATCCTGCGCCCCGTCTGCATAACTTACTACAATTTTATTGCCTAACTTCTTAAGGGTTTGCCCTACTAACTGGGATGCCTCGTTTTTTCTATTGTACTTTAGAACTAATCTGTTTAATTCTATAACATCTTTCTTAAACTCTTCGCCGCATACACCCTTGAGCAATGTATGTGATGGCGGTATACCGTAAGTACATACTCCAACTAACTCTCCATCCTTAAACATACCAAAAGACTTTTGTATTGACGGCATCCTATGAGCATAATGAACGTCAAGTATTAAAGGTTTAGTATCTTGATAGTTAATCTCTTCAATTGTGTAGCCTGATTCCATCAGTGTTGACTGTTCCGCAGGAATAATCTCGAAGATATTGTGTTGGTATTTTTGCAAACAAATCATCTCTTCCATTCCTTGTTTTAAGTTTAAAGAAGTCATCCTCATTTACACTGCATTTTAACTTAAGATCATCGTAAATGTCAACTGGATTTACTAAAATAAAATCATCGTCAGTTTCAAATGCAATCATCCTGTTAACCTTTGTTGGTACACCCCAACCAATATTACCCGCTACATTTTTAAACTCGTAATAGTGTATTGTAGAATCAACATTTGCATCCCTTCTGTTATTTTTCTTTTTACCTTTTACGTCAATCTTTCCTTCCTTGCAAAGTATATCCCAGTGTTCATTCCTATCTTCTGATCTTGTTGCTCGTCGGATAAAAGAATCCCCAATCATTTCTATGAATCTGTCTTCAGTAATAAGACCTTTCTCATAAAAACTTTGCCATTTATTTTTCATTTATCCAATCCTGTATCCTATCATTTAACTCCTCCTTAGTTTTAACAAACACGTTATCAACGTGCATATAAGTTTGTGCATCAGTGCTTGCTAGAAAATGCCAACCTTGTGCAGTGTTTGATCTTTCTACCCTGTACTTTCCCACCCTACCCAAGTTAAATGCGCTACCCCTACCCCATTCAATGCTTGACATCTGGCCCTCTTAATTCTGGTGTAAACCCTACAACATTTTCACCATCATGCTGTCTTAGCATACGCTTTAAAGCCCTCCACATATACTCATGCCCTGCATACTCTGACTGTTGAGCGCAACCCTCAAGTAAAGACTCCATCTCCTCTATGTCAAACAGTTCATGCTCAATTCCATCTTGAGTTAACTCTAATGCAGAATCAAAATGAAACACAATCATTGCGGGTATGCTCATTTTATACCCTTTAATCTTTGTTTTAAAGTTTTAGCGGCTAAAAAGGCTTGAAAGTTTTCTTCGATTTCGGTTGATCGAACCGCCTCAAATTTACCAGACGCTTTGTCACACCTAAGTATATAGGTAGCATCCACTGGTATACCATGCATATCTTCGACTGCTTTGGCATACGCCGCAACTTGTAAATAATATTCTGGATAAACCCTTTTACTCGTTTTCCAATCAATAACACAATATTCTCCATTAATAATAGCCCTTGCATCGACAGTTCCCGCATACTTATATTTCCTGTGATAGACTTTTTCTTCGGCTGATTTCCATTCAACTACATTTTCTCCAACCCAATCTTGAAAAGCATGAATAGCATTGACAGCCTCTTCTTGCTTTGGCATCTTGGGTATTTCACCTTCTGCTATCTTCCAATTAATTGCGGCCTCTACCCACTCATGCGTAAGGCTACCTATGTTTAAGGCATCTCTTGACACCCCCCTGTAAGCGCCCTTCATTCCTTTTAACAATGGCTCTAAAGCCATTCTAGACTTGTATACGCTAGTTTTTTTAGATGATGCTTCTTGGTCAAAGAAGAAGTTTTTCTCCAACCAATCACCACCCACCTTTAAAGCCCAAGGCACAAGAGCAGGCTTAGAGATGATGTCTAATATTTTAGTAGCATTAGGCACCACCTCTTTACCTACCTTGTATGAATGAAGTTTGCTATCGAATAACATCTCAACAACCTCTCCATCATGGTACTCTATCTTCATTAGAAAGGAACTTCTGTTGAAGAAGATTTACTGGCGTTAGATTTACCAGACCCATTCATGGGCGGTTCCATCCTACCAGAGAAACGAAGTTTACCAGACTCTTTAGCCCACAAGGATACACGCATCTTGGTTCCGTTAATAAGAGCATACCCTGTAATATCTGGGCGGTTTTCATTGCCTTCTTTATCGTTTACAAACAGCGATACATCTCCATCTTTTTCTTGATAATCACTCATAAGAGTTTCCTATATTAAGTTATTGTTAAATCTTCGATTGGCTTGCTCAGTTCTCCAGACTTCAATACGAAGTTCCAGTGACTTGAGTTCCCATCTTAGACGCTCTTCGTTTTCAATCGCAACCGCTACACCTTCAATTGTTTTTGCAACCTGCGGCTGTGTTGAAACCCAATTCTCTTTGTCGGCTACCGTCTTGCCTACCGCCGTAGCATACAACAAAGACCTTTGAGTCTTTTTAAACTCCGTTAACTGATATGTTTCGGCTTTAGCCTTTGCATATTTAGGAGAAGTTTCTTCTATTTTTTCTAGGTAGCCCTCTACTACCTGCTCAATTGTTTTCATAGTTCTATTATACCCTGATTAAATGCTGTGTCAAGTGTTCTGAGAATAAAATATCCCTGCCAATCCATAAACTCTGCATCACCTGAATGCATCTTATTGTGACAAGTGAAACACATTGGCATTGTCAGCCAATCACTAGCCTTGTAGCCCATGCCCCCAGACAGCGGGGACATTCTACCTTTTAAATGATGAGCGACTACCGTACCATCTCTTGCTTCACAACCACTACAAGGTAGGGTAGCCACCCATTCTGTATACGCCTTACTCTTGATCCGTTTTGCCATAAACAGTTGGACTCCTAGTGTTTTTCTTTTGTTCTTCAATTAATATGTTAGCATACTCAATGATCTTTGCCAAGTCTGACAAAGGTTCACCTTTCTTGTCCCATCTACTAGCGTATTTTACTATGTTAGCAGAACAAAAGTCAAGCCTATTTGCAATAATATATTCAATAGGTTGAATCCTCATTATGTAATGTGAAGGTTTCATTTTTATTTTCCGTCAGATACTACTTGCTCAATCAATTGATACACTATTTCTTGAAGGTCTTGTACTTTTTCTTCAAGGGTATCAATGCGCTTTTGCATCTCTAACTTATGTATGCCCTCCCTTGGGGAACTGTACCCATCTAAGTTTGCTCCGCTCATATACCGCATACCCCGCTTAAGCATTGCTCTTCTGAGTTATCCTCATAGATCACGCCACGTTTAGCATTAGCCTCTTCATAAGGTACAGATGTGATAGGTTGACCACCCCTAGCACTATCTGGATACACTGTTAGACCTCTTAATCCACTAGCGTAATCACTAATGATTTTAGCAAACGACTTTATCTTATCCTCATTGTTAAGATCACTACCCCATGCAGGCAGGTTTAACGTGGAACTAATAGCATGGTCTACATACTTCTGTAACCCATGTTGAAACTTAATCCTACGCTCTGGATCAGCGGCAAGATCAACAGCAGATTCAATCTTATTTGGGTCAATACCAGAATCAATTAATCCTTGCGCTGTACCGTCAACGACAAACTGATGTTTCCATTTTGTTCCATCTGAAAGGTAACGTCTGCGGTATGCGACTGCGTATATTGGCTCCACCCCAGAAGTAGTCCCTGCGAGGATAGAGATTGTTCCTGTTGGAGCAATTGCTCTGTAGCCTTTAGGACGGTTGAGAAAAAGTCTGTCGCAGTGT